GCTCCACTCGACCCACGGCCACCGTTCCACGTCGCGCGTGGAGCGGTTGACCCTGAGCAGGTGCTCGATGGAGCCCGACGAGAGCGACAGCGCGCCCTTGTCCACGAGTTCCATGATCTCGGCGGCGTAGCGGTGCGCCTTGTCGAGCTGGGCCTCCATCCAGCGCCCGCTGTCGGGCTTCTCCCAGTTGCGGATCTCGCGGCCGATGACCTCCAGCCCGAGGTCGTCGTCGAGGCCGTGCCCGTAGAGTCCGGGGCGGCCCCCTTCTGGGAACCAGTCGAGGGCGAGGTCGGTCTGCGGGGAGAAGCGCGTCCCGTAGAGGTCCTTGTTCCCAGGCAGCGGCCCGGTGTAGGGCACGATGAGGCCCGTGATGATGCCCTGGTCGCGGTCCACGAAGCGGACGGCGGTCTCGTTGTCGGTCATCGGTTCTCCTAGGTGAGGAGCAGCCACTCCTCGTCCTCGACGTTGTCGGCCGTGCCCCGGATGGCTGGGGTCGGCGCTGCGAGCGCCCCGCGCCCACGGATGTGTGCTATCGGCGCCGGCCACGGCGACGGGAACGGGAGGGCCTGTGGGGGCCAGACGACGCCTATGCCGAAGCCGGCGTCCACGGCGCCGCCGAGGCCCGTCCCGGCGAGGGTCGGGTTGGGCAGCGCCAGGGCGCCCGTTCCGGTCGCGTCCTCGATGTGCAGACCGGAGCCGGCTACGTCCGGCGCCTGCAGCGCGAGGCCCCCTGTGCCGGTCGGGGCCGGGGCGTGCAGGCCCGTGCCAGTGACAGCCGGCTTCCGCGCTACGAGGGCGCCGCTGCCGGAGATGACGACGAGGCCGGAGCCGTCGAGCGTCGGGGCCGTGAGGACCAGGGCGCCCGTGCCGGTGGCGACGACGCTGTGGATGCCCTCGCCCGCGACGTCCGGGGTCGGGAGGGCAGGGGCGCCGGCCCCAGAGGGGTGCAGGACGCCTACGCCTGCGACGATGGGCTTGTCGGTGACTGGGGCGCCGGTCCCGAGGATGGACTCCTCGCCCGTCCCGGTCACCGAGGGCTTGCGGGTCGTCAGGGCTCCGGTGCCCGTCGTGGAGTAGTCGTGCGTGCCCGTGCCGGCGACGAGCGGCTTCCGCGTCGTCAGGGAGCCGGTGCCTGAGAGCGACTCCTCGCCGGTCCCGGAGACCAGGGGCTTGTCGAGGGTCAGCGCCCCCGTGCCGGGGAACGCCTCCTCGGCCACGCCTCCGACCAGCGGCTTGTCCGTGAGGAGCGCGCCCGTCCCCGACGGGTGCAGGACGCCGGTCGCGGAGACGAGCGGCTTGTCGGTCGCCAGAGCACCGGAGCCGGGGAGCGACTCCTCGCCGACGCCGGCTACGATGGGCTTCCGCGTCGTCAGGGAACCGGTGCCCGGATACGACTCCTCGCCCGTGCCCCCGACCAGCGGCTTGTCCGTGAGGAGGGAGCCGGTCCCGGACGGATGCAGGACACCCGTGCCAGCGATGACGGGCTTGTCGGTAGCGAGCGCGCCGGTCGCGCTGAACGTCTCCTCGCCTAAGCCAGCGACCAGCGGCTTGTCGGTGGCGAGCGACCCGACCCCGGCCGGCTGCATGACGCCGGTCCCGGCGACCAGCGGCTTGTCGGTCGCGAGCGCGCCGTCGCCCGAGATGGTGACGGTCCCGTCACCGCGACCGCGACCGGTTAGCTGCGTGCTTGGCGGGAAGCCCCTGCCGTAACGGGCCACGTCGCGGCCTCCGGGCTATCTACCAGCTAGCGGCGCGGGCCGGTGCCTGATTGGCGTAATAGGGCCGGACCATGCCGCCTGGCAGCGGGTACTCGGACCACGCGACCTCCAGCGAGATGGAGTCGTAGTACGGGATCGCCACGATGTCGTTGGACTGGCCCATCTGGGCGCGCATCCCGTTGACGGCGGCCAGGGTCCACGCCCCGCCCGAGGGCTTCGTGGCGAGGACCTTGTGCTGGAAGTGGGCCGTCGTGTCCGACGAGTCGATGCCGACGCCGGCCCAGTTGCCCCAGACGTTCGTGTAGGTGGCGTCGTCGTCGCTGACGCGGACGTTGATCTCGTTCGCGCCCGTGCCGGCGGCGTGGGTCGTGGTCGTGACGCCCACCGCGAGCGGCGAGGACTCGGCGGCCTCGTCGGCGAACGTGACGCCGAACGCCTTGGTGCCCGCCGCCCAGGCCACGTTCTGGCTGATGAAGTCGGCGATGCTCGTCTGGTCGTCGTCGTCGAGGTAGGTGTATATGTCCGTGGCCGCGCTGTTGATGCCCGTGGTGTCGTTGTACTCGAAGTCGTTGGTCGTGAAGGCGTGCGTCATGTCCGCCGTGGGCCGGTAGCGCAGCACGACCCCGCCGTTCGGCACCGTGTCGCTGTAGTGCTCGCTCGTGGTGCCGAAGCCGACCATCACGTCGTCGAAGTAGACGACGTGCCCGACCGTCTGGACGTCGTTGATGGACCCGAACAGGGAGCCGCTGGTCTGGAACGTGGTGGCCGCCTGCGCCTTCGAGAAGTTCGACTGCGCCACCCAGCCGCCGCCCGCGGACCACGTCCGCCACTTGGAGACGTTGGGGTTGGCGCTGACGTTGGTCTCGACCTCGACGCCGTACCAGGTGTTGTCGGCCAGCGTCGGCCCGCTGGTGCCGGTGTCGGCGCCGCCGTCCCCGAGGACGAGGACGCCCGAGGGCAGCAGCTTGAGGTTCACGTCGACGCCGGCCGTCCCGAGCGGCCTGTAGATGGAGGCGCGGGTCGTCGGCGTGGCGTCGGGGAACCGGAAGTAGCCCCGGAAGTACGCGAAGGTCTGCGAGGCCGGCGCGATGGTGCCGAGGCCCGTGTTCGTGGCGGCGGTCGCGGTCATCTTCCACGACCTCGCGCCGGAGCGCACCGTGGCCGTGTCGATGGCGACGTTGGCGCCGGCGTTGTACATCAGCCAGTGGCGGTTCGCCGTGGCGGCGAGCCCCTGCGTGACGATCCCGCATTCCGCGCCGCACACCTTAGCCCACGTCATCTAGCAGCGGCTCAGGCGCATCCCCGCCCGGAGATCCACACCGGCGGCCGCGGTGACGCGGATGGCGAAGCCCTCGGCCAGCGCGCAGTCGTACTCGTCGCCCAGCGGGATCTGGATGATGACGCCCGCCTGGGGGTGGACGAAGAAGGCCGGCTCCAGCATCGTCAGGGTGGTGGGCTCGTTGCCGGCCGTCCACGAGTAGCCGCCCGTGAAGCCGGCCGTGAGGACGCGGCCCGAGCCCTGGCGGACGGTGCCGGACGTGCTGTTCGTGCCTGGGCTGTTGGTGGCCCAGGTCGAGTAGCACACCTCCACGAGCGCCGGCTCCCCGGTCGCGGAGACGCCCTGGAACGTGATGGTCACGCCTTTCAGGATGAGTCCGCTGTTGGCGTGCGCCTTGGCGCCGAGCACGGTGCGGGCCGTGGCCGCCGTCAGGGTGACGTCGGCCTCGGTGCCGATGGAATAGATCGGTGCTCCCATGGCGCTAGACGAGCGGCTGCGTGACGGTCAGCGCGGTGACGGAAATCGTGGCGCCGGTCACGAAGGCGTCCGTGTTGAACTCGATGTCGAACGTGCCCGAGCTGATGCCCGCCGTGCAGTCGAGGACCGTGGTCGGGGTGCCGCTGGCCCAGCGCGCCCAGACGACCGTCGCGGTCGCATCGGCCGAGGAGTCTGACGTGATGGCGTTGGCCGTGGCGACGGAAGGATCCGCGGTCGTGGCGGCGCCGAAGGCGGTTGCCGAGAAGGTCAGCGTGGCGAGGAGCGTCTGCGCGCCGATCGCCGTGTTGGCGGTCGCCGCCTGCGCCGTGCCGTAGAACTTGATGGAGCCCGCTCCGCCGACGTCGATGGCGTCCACGAGGCTGTCCAGCATCGCGGCGCCGCGCAACTGGGTCAGGTATACGTTGTTAGCCACTTCAGTCCTCTCGTTGCTGCGACTGCATGTGCCAGTCGTGGTGCGTCGTGGTGCTCGGGGTCACCTTCCCCGGCGCGATGTCCGATGCGTGCTCGCGCCCCGGCGCGTCGTCGATGAACATGACCTCCCACGGCTTGACGATGCTCTCGCCACACGTCCAACAGCGGTACGTGACGGTGCCCCAGCCCTTCGGCTTCGGGCGGCTTGAGCCGAGGTTCGAGCCCAGCGGCATCCGCGGCTGCGGGATGAAGAGGCCGGAGTCCGGGTCGATCACATCTCCTCCTCGATGACGGACGTGATGCGGCCGGAGGCGTCGCGCTGTGGGACCTTGCGGACCCGGCGCGGGCGCGAGACCAGCTCGGCGATGCGCGCGACCTGGGCGACGGCCTCGACGGCGGCGTCCGCGGCCCTCGTGGCGGCGCTGACCGTGGCGTCGGCCCCGTCTAGGGCCTGGCGCACGTCCGCCCGAAGCTCGTCGCGGAGGACGCCGATGGCGTGGTCGTCGACGGTGACCGGGACGGACAGGTGGAGCGGCTGCGGGGCGACGGCCTCGACCACCTGACGCGGCGACCTCCGCTGGCGCAGGGCCTCGGTGAACGCCTCCATCTCCTCGGGCGCGACGAGGCGGTGCATGTGCTCCGTCTCGCCGGACTCGACGAACGCCCTGACGGTCGGGTGGCGGTACAGGCCGGCCCCGAGGGCGCGGATGCGCTCGCCGCCGGGCTTCGGCTCGGCGCCCGTCTTCTTCGGGGTGCCGTACTCCTCGGCGCGGGGGTTCGCCTTCGCGGCGGCCTCCATCTGGACGGCCTGCTTCTCGGCGAGCGCCTGCGCGTCGGCCTGGTGCTTGAAGGCCTCGTCGCCGCCCTCGACCGGGTCGCCCATGCCGAACTGCTTGATGTAGCGGTTGAGCGGGAGGCCCTCCTTGACGGCCTCGAGCCACTGGGCCATCTCCTCGGTCGGCGCCCCGCGCAGGGCCTCGACGCCCGTGTAGTCGTAGGCGACCCGGAGCCTCTTGCGCGTGGGGTCGAAGCGGGGCACGAGGTACGTGTTGACGGGCACGGCCCGGTGGTCCAGCTCGTTGATCATCGTCTGCCGCCAGAAGGTCCGCTCCGCGTCGCGGATGGACGCGTACACGGAGGCCTTCTCGTCGTCGCCCGCGAGCACGAGCGGGACGCCGAGGGCCGCTGCGATGGTCATGCGGCTCACCTTGCGCGTGGAGAGCCAGTCGGCGTCCTTCTGGGAGAGCGCGAGCTGGTTCCACTTGAGGCCGCCGGGGAGGATGGGCTGCTTGCCCTGGTTCGACGGACCGCGGAGCGCGCGGAGGGCGCGCTTGATGTAGTTGCGGTCCTGGACGCCGATGTCGGCGGCCGGGTCGGCGGTCCACGCGCCCGGAGGGATGCCCCAGTTCCGCAATAGCGCGTCGTTCCACTCGGCGGCCTGCTTGGAGACGGAGATCTCGAAGCGGACGGCCGAGAGCGGCGACAGGAGGCGGTAGGGGTCCTGGAGGTTGACGGTGTCCCGGAAGGGGATGATCTGCTCGGCCGGGTAGGTCTTCGGGTACGACTCGCCGCTGGGCCTGTATTCGTACTTCTCGGGGAACGTCCGGCCCATGATCGGCTCGACGAGGGCGCCCGACAGCCAGTGGATCTCCTGCGGCTGCCCGCCGAGCTTGCCCTTGACGAGGAGCCAGTAGGAGCCGCCGTGGACGGACCCGCCCGCGGACATGTACGCCTGGAGCTGCGCGCCCTCCCAGGCCTCGTTGACGTCGTCGAGGAGGAACTGGAGGTCCTCGCCCGCGCCGTCGGACTTCGACTCCAGCGGCACCCACGCCGCCCCGTCGCGGACCTCGACGCGCATCGGCACGGACTGGGCGGCCATCGCCTTGAGGTGGGCGCATCGGAAGACCCACGCCTCGTCGGCCGGCTGGCGCCCGAACTCCAACAGGGAGCGCGGGATGCCGTTGCCCTCGGACGGGATGCCCATGATGGCCTTGAAGTGGGACTCGGTGGCCCTTACGGCGCCGCCCGCGAACGTGACGTCCAGCATCGGGACCGCATTCACCTAGTCGTCGTCCTCATCGTCCCCCTCGGGTGTCGGTCCCCCGCACGTCCGGCACCAGCCGAGGCCGAGGGGGTCGTCGTCGTGATCGCAGTAGCTCAGGCCGCGAACGCCTTGAAGCGCGGCCTCGGGGCCTCCTCGAGCGCCTGGCTCACGGCCATGACCACGGCCACGGCCGCGTCGATCTTCTTTGACCGCGTGGGCTTCTCCAGCCGCCATCCGGACTCCCCTACCTGGCGAGGGACCACATGGCGCAGGTGCGCCCCGAGCGTCGCGTCGTGCTCGTGGGACGGGTCGTGGACGACGCGCTGCTCCATGACCGCCTCGTAGAACCTCCGCGAGGCCTCGACCATCCATCCGCCCTGCTGGGGGATGGGGACGAGCGAATAGCCGCGCTCCTGCTCCAGCGCCAGCTCGGTGGAGGCGAGCCCCCACTTGTCGTAGACGAAGGCCGGACCCGGCGCCGCTATCTCGTCGATCCGGAGCGCCGGGGCCGGGAAGCGTCGGCGCAGCGCGCGGACGTGCCCCACGATCTCGTCGAGCGGCATCCGCCACTCGCGATGGGCCACGGTGCCGTCCTGGTGGGGGTTCTGCCACACGCGGGCCTCCACGGCGACGGAGTCCCCGGTGCGCTGGGCCACGACGACGGCCGATGCGTCGTTGGTCAGGGCCACGTCGATGCCCACGCTGACCGGGCGGGCCTCGTCGAGGGCCACCGGGCCGGCGCAGGCGTCCCAGGCCCCCGCGGGGAGCCAGAAGTCCTCGACCGGAACCCAGAGGTTCGTGCGCTTTATGCGCCACTCGCTCTCAGGCGTGATGCGGATGGCCGAGCGGAGGTCCTCGCGGTCGATGATGTCGTCGAGGCCGGGGTTCGCCTCCTCCCAGACCCGTTCGCTCGTGTGGTCGGACTCCTCCTCGGCGCCCCACCAGGCCATGAAGAACGTCGGGTCCTCCATCTCGCCGCGGATGAGGCGGAGGCCGTAGTTGTACATCTGGTACAGGATCGACTCGTCCTCGGTCTTCGTGGACATCACGCCGGCCGTGGAGGTCACGAGCATCAGCGGGTCGCGCCTGGCGCCCATGGCGAGCTGGAGCACGTCGAACAGCTCGCGGGTCGGGAAGGCGTGCAGCTCGTCCACGATGACGAGGGAGGGCGACAGGCCCTCCTTGGTGTACGCCTCGCTGCTCACCGATCGGTAGACGGACTGCGAGCCCTTGTGCTCGAGGACGTGCGCCCAGACCTTGACCTCGTCCGACAGCACCGGGTCCTGGAGGACCATCTGCTTGGCGTGGTTCCAGATGAGGCGCGCCTGGTCCCGGTCGGCGGCGGCCCCGATGACCTGTCCGCCCTGCTGCTCGGTGGTGAGGGCCGCGAGGCCCATGCCGGCCGCAAGGGCGCTCTTGCCGTTCTTGCGGGCCGTGGAGTAGATCGCGAGCCTGTGGCGCCTCCGGCCGTCGGGGAGGCGGGCGTAGATGTGGCGGATGGCCTCCCGCTGCCAGGGGCGGGGCACGAACGGGGCGCCCTTCGGCCCTGCGAACGAGTCCTCGGTGATGCGGCAGTAGGTCTCGATGAAGCTGGCGACCTGATCGCCCTCGCCCCGCGCCACGTCCTCCGGGGGTACCGGGGTCAGGAAGCGGGGCGGCCAGCCTTGAGGGCTCGTTCCTCGCGCAGCGCCGCGAGGCCCGTGGCCTTCGCCTGCACCTGCGCGAGCCCGAGACGGCCGCGATCTGCCGGATTGAGCCCTAGCTGCGACAGCCATGTGGTCAGTTGCCCCTCCAGCGCCCGCAGCATCCCGACCTCGGGCCGCGCGACCTTCACGCCGCCCTGGCCGTCCTGCGTGTAGCCGTGTTCGGCGATGAGGGCCCGGAGGACGGCCCTCTCGTCCCAGGCGTCCTTGACGAGGCGCAGCGTCGCCAGGGCGTCGGTCTCCCCGATCCACGAGCCGGCGCCCGCCTGCATGAGGGCGGCCACGAGGTCGAGGCCGGTCTCCGGGCCGTGCCCGTTGACCACTTCGACCTGTACCGGCCTGATTGCCGTCACCAGCTTCGGTAGCGGCCTCTTTCCGGGGTTCCCGAGCCTCCGCTTCTCCTCGACGGGCTTCGGGGGTCGTCCTACCGGCATACTCCCCCCCAGTATCCTAGTTTCGCGGCCATGCGCGCGACTCACCGAGCCGTCCTT